CCATTAGCGGGGCTTCCATCGTTAACGGGGAGCTTGTTATAACTGGTGGAGGTAGCGGTTTTTCTGCCTTAACGATCAGCGTGACGGGCAGCAGAACGGAGCCGTGGGCGTTTGTTAGAACAATGCCGCAGCCCACCGACGATGGCAACGGTACGCTTGTCGGGGCCACTGGAAAATGGATAAGTAGCTTTTCCGTGCCCACCCAGACGGGTATCAACACGGTGGAATTCACAGACCTGACTGGGACGACTACGACCTTCGCGTTTTTAGCGACATTCCCAAACGCTACTTCCATTGGCTATCCCGCGCTGGCGGCTTACCCTGGGAATTTTAATTACGGAGGCCCCTACGGAGGGGCGGCGCTATCAAACCTAACCAACCTGGACTTATCTGGGTTAGAAACGCTACAAGGTAACTTAGATGTTTACGGTACGTCAGCGTTTCCTGTGCTAACGACTTTGGACTTATCGTCTTTAAAAACAGCGACGGGCTACTTAGCCCCGCAGTTCCCAAGCGTTACCGCCTTTAACTGGCTAGCACTGGAGCAATGCACCTTTATCGTCATTGGCAGTTGTCCAGCGCTGACGACAATTAGCACACCTGCATTGATTCAGCTTACTGGCGACAGCACTGCGGGCTCCATATATGTGTCTTCCGGCACAAGCGCGCTCACGACGTGGTTGTGTCCGTCTACGCTGATGGCATGTGCTGCTGGCGTGAACATGACTGGCCCGTCCTTGGATCAAGCTAGTGTCGATAGCTGGCTGGTACGCCTATCGCAGCTTGATGGAACTAACGGTACGACGCTTTTTCAGAACCAGGCAGTGACGCTAGCCGGAGGCTCCGCAGCCCCGTCCGCTACGGGCGCTGCTGCTGCGGCTGTGTTGGTTAGTCGTGGCTGCACAGTAACAACGAACTAAAGAGGAAACATGGTTAATACAGCAGGCCCAGGGTATAGCTGGCGAGTGGTATACAACGCAGCCGAGAGCATCGTAGTCGCCATTGTTGAGGCATCGGGCGTAACGCGCAGCGCCCACGACATCGCAGAGTTTCCTACGCAAGAGGAAGCCTTGGCGTTCATCACAGCAAACAATCTCAAGATGCCGCCTGAGCAGAATCTTGAGTTCGTACCCGAACCGTGAACAATGGACAAGTGCCCCAAAGAGTGCAGGCTTACGGACGAGGAAGTGCAGGCGTGGAAGGACTACCACGCTCGCATGAAAGAGGCTAAGAGCGCCAAAGCCTATGCCACGCGCTTTTGGTCTAACGCTCGCGGGATCGTATCCGCGCTCGCACAGACCCTTTTTTTCCTTACCGTGCTTGTCATTTACTTCAAGTCGGGCAATGTCATCGAAATTCTGAAACTAATTAAATGAAGAACATAAAGAACGCGCTCATGCACTGGAACCCCACCAAGTTGTTCAAGGTTTTAGATGTTTCCAACACGCTGCTGGGACTTGCAGCCCTGTTGTGCGTAGCGTCTTGGTTTCTTGACCGAGAGCTCCCAGTGCGCAACATCGGGCGGCTGAAGGTGGGGGAGAACAACGTAGTTAGGGCAGGCGCGGTGTACCCAGCAGAAATTAGCTACGAGATGGTGAGGGGCAAGGTGGACTGTAACGCGGCTATTGACCTCTCGCTTTTTGACGATACAGGGCGTCTTCTACCCGGGGGTGTCCATTCGTTCCATACGGCAGCGGCCTTCGCTGAGTCTGCGAAAAAGTCCCCGGGGCTATTTACCTTCTATCTTGACGTTCCAACAACAACCGCGACAGGCGACATCACATTAGCCGGGGCCGTCCGCTATAGTTGTGGCAACAACGTTTTGCAGTACATCATGCCGCTAACGTTGGAGTACAAAACAACTTTTAAGGTAGTAAAGTAATGACAGACACCCACCGCGTTGTATACCAGGACAACATCGTTTACCAAATCGCATCCCCTGGCGAGCCCATCGAACCGGGGCACCAAGTGGCCGAGTTTCAGACTGAGCAAGAGGCCATCGACTTCGCAGCGCACAAGCTGATGGGCGTACCGCAAAAGCAATAGGTACTCGCCTCTCCAAACATAGCCCGCCTTGTGCGGGCTTTTTTGTTTCTGCGGTACACGTACCGAATACACGCACGCATAGAGTGCGCGCATGAGGAACTACGACCCTTTAGACACGAAGAGCCAAGAACGTGTGAAAGCTGAAGCGCAATTGCGCGAGCGCTTGGCCCGTGAAACTGAAGAGTCCGATGTTAAGTGGCTCATGGGTAGTCAGCGAGGCCGACGCATTGTGTGGCGGCTTCTGGATAGGGCGGGAGTTTTCCGCCTTTCGTTCAATACCAACGCAATGCACATGGCATTCGCGGAAGGTAACCGGAACGAGGGGTTGAGGCTCATTAGCCAGATTCATTCGCTATGCCCTGAGTTGTATCCCGTAATGCTGAAAGAACACACCAATGACCTCAGAAACGACAACGACGGAACAGGCCGCAACGACCACTGAAGGCTCTACGTCAGCGAACGACGCACCGGCAACCGAGCAGGGCACCACCCTGTTGACGGAGGCAAGCGCGTCATCCGAGCAGCAAGTAAGCGAAGCGCAAAGCACCGAGAGCAAGGGCGACCAGGCTCAAAGTGAAGGCGATGGGGAGAAGGCAGAGGCCGCCCCGGAGCAGTACGACTTCAAAGCACCGGAAGATGGGCCTTTTGATAACACAGTCATCGAAAAGTTCACCGATGTGGCGAAGAAGCACGCGCTTACGAAAGAGGTAGCGCAGGACATCCTCGACCAAGTTGCGCCCGTTATTCGGGAACGACAAGTTGAGGCTCTGAAGAGTGCGCGGGCGGAGTGGGTTAACACTACGCGAGCCGATAAGGAATTTGGTGGCGACAAGCTGACCGAAAACCTTGGCGTCGCTAAGAAAGCCCTTGAAGCCTTCGGCACCCCTGAGCTGAAAACGCTGCTCAATGAGACCGGGCTAGGTGACCACCCTGAGATTCTTAGGGCGTTCTATAGAGCCGGTAAAGCCATCAGTGAGGATGGTTTCGTTGCCGCAGGTCGCACCAACACGACCAACGCAAACGACCCCGCCTCGAAACTGTTCCCAACCATGCGTAACTAAGGAGTTAATTAAATGTCCGTTCTCGCAACCACTCACCCCACGCTACTCGACGTTACCAAACGTCTTGACCCCAACGGCAAGGTAGACACCATTGCCGAATTGCTCACGCAGACCAACGAGATTCTTGAGGATATGGTCTGGATCGAGGGCAACCTGCCTACCGGCCACCGCACTACGATCCGTAGCGGTTTGCCCACCCCTACGTGGCGCAAGCTGTACGGTGGTGTTCAGCCTACCAAGTCCCGCACCGTCCAAGTGACGGATGCCTGCGGTATGTTGGAAGCCTATGCTGAAGTTGACAAGGCCCTGGCTGACCTCAACGGCAACACCGCAGCTTTCCGCTTGAGCGAAGACCGCGCCCACATCGAAGGCATGAACCAAGAGTTCGCTAGCACCTTGTTCTATGGTAACGAGGGCACCGAGCCTGAAGAGTTCACCGGCTTTAGCCCTCGCTTCAACGACCAAGCTGCCGAAAACGGCGGCAACATTCTGACCTCTGCGGCTACTCCCGATGGCACTGACAACAGTTCTATCTGGTTGATCGTTTGGGGCGCTAACACAGTTCACGGCATCTTCCCTAAAGGCTCCAAAGGCGGCCTGCAAATGGAAGACAAAGGCCAAGTAACCATCGAGAACATCGACGGTAGCGGTGGTCGCATGGAAGCCTATCGCACTCACTACCGCTGGGATTGCGGCCTGAGCGTGCGCGACTGGCGCTATGTCGTGCGTATCAACTTCGACCTGGAAGACATCGTTGCTAGCGGATCATCCGGCCCCGTGCTGGCTGACCTGATGGCCAAAGCCCTGCGTCGCGTTCCTTCGCTGTCCATGGGTCGCCCTGCGTTCTACGCAAACCGCGATGCTTTGGACGCTATCGATCTGCAAGCAAACAACAAGTCGAACCTCGCGTTCCAGACTATCGAAGATGCACAAGGCAAGTTCGTAACCCGCTTCCGTGGTGTGCCGATTCGTCGTTGCGATTCGATCCTGAGCACCGAGTCCGGCATCTAAGCAGTAAACAGTTTTAAGGAGTAAACAACATGATCCTCGACAATTTCCTGGAATTCGCAGACGCCACCGTAGTGACGGGTACCGCTGCATCCACCTACGTGCTGGGTGACGTGATCGACACGGGCGCAAGCCCGACGACTAAAGACATTGGTGTCGGTGAGTGCCTTTATTTGGTCATCCAAGTGGACACCGATGTGGCCGCGTCTGGTGGTGCTGCTAACGTGACTTTCAAGCTGGTATCCGATTCGGTCGCTACGCTTGATAGCTCGCCCACTACGCACTTCTCTACTGGTGCTATCGCTAAGGGTACGTTGGTGGCTGGCTACTTGGTGGCCGCAGTCGAACTACCCTACGGTAGTTACGAGCGCTATCTTGGCGTGACCTACACCCCTGACACGAACAACACCACTGCTGGCAAAGTCAATGCGTTCTTGACCCCAGAGCCTCCCAAGTGGGTCGCGTTGCCTGACGCTCTGTAAGGGGTAACTGATGGCCAAGCAAGTACAAGCCAACAAAGATGGTTTCTATGCTGGGCGTCGCTATCGGGCGGGTGAGCAATTCACCCTCCCCGATGGGGCACGCGTAGGCAAGTGGATGACGCCAGTGCAAGAGCTTGGCCCCAGTCCGAAAGCTAAAGGGAAAGTAAAAGGGAAGGCCGCAACCGATGAGGTTGAGACTTTCTCCGAGCTTGCCCAACGTGACGGCAAGGCGTTGTCAATCGACGGCGACGAGTTGGTCTAACGGGAATTCATTGCAGAAGCCGTTTAAGGGGGCCACGGGAAACCTGAGCCCCCTTCTTTTTTGAAGGTGCCACATGGCAAGTGAAGTAGACATTGCGAACCTGGCGCTAGCGCATCTTGGCGATAGCGCGACCATTGCTAGCCTCAACCCGCCCGAGGGCTCTGCGCAGGCTGAACACTGCGCTCGCTTCTATCCAGTGGCGAGAGACACCCTACTGGAGATGCACACCTGGAACTTCGCTATGCGAAGAGCCTCGCCTGCCGAGCTTACGAACACCTGCGTGCAGTGGGACTACGCCTACGCACGGCCTGCGGATTGTCTGCGGGTGGTCGCGGTCTTGCCGCCTGACGCGGACGACGACTACATAGGGGGTAACGCTGGTGTTTTCAATCTGGCTGCACCCTATGGTGGGCTTGAGGTTGAGCAGCCTTATGTAATGGAGATTAACGATTCGCTCGCCCAAGTGATCTATACGGATCAGCAGGACGCGCTGATTCGCTACATAGCCCGCGTTACTGACACGACGAAGTTCTCAGCGCTGTTCACGCTCACGCTTTCCTGGCACCTGGCAGCGATGCTGGCGGGGCCTGTCATCAAAGGTGACGTTGGCAAGGATGAAGCGAAGCGCTGCACTCAAATGATGGGCAGCTTCCTCGCGCAAGCCAAGACAGCAGACTTGGCCTCCCGGAATGTCAAGCCCCGGCATGTAGTGCCGTGGCTATCGGGGCGTTGATATGCCCAACGTAAAGACGCTACAACGATCCTTTGCTGGAGGCGAAGTCTCGCCTGAGATGGTGGGCCGCATTGACGACGTGAAGGTGCAGACCGGCCTCGCCACCTGCCTCAACTTCATCACGCGCCCGCAAGGGCCAGCGGAGAACCGCCCGGGCTTTGCCTTTGTGCGCAAAGTCAAGACCTCAGCGAAAGCCACGCGGGTCATCCCGTTCACGTACTCGACCACGCAGACCATGGTGATCGAAGTGGGCGATGGGTATTTCCGCTTCCACACCAGTGGGGCCACGCTCCTATCTGGCTCTCCCGCTGCTTACAACAACGCTACTGCCTATGTCATTGGCGACCTGGTGACGTACAGCGGCACGAAGTACTACTGCAAGGCTGCGAGCACTGGCAACACCCCGCCTAACACGACCTACTGGTACGCGTTGCCTTCGACGGGGGAGTACGAGATACCCAGCCCATACGCTGAGGCTGACCTCTTCGACCTGCATTACGTGCAGTCAGCGGACGTGCTGACTATCACGCACCCCAACTACGCCCCGCGTGAGCTGCGACGGTATGGGGCGACTAACTGGCAGTTAAGCACAATCAGCTTTGCGGCCACTATCTCAGCGCCCACTGGGGTGACTGCTACGCCAAACTATGTTCACACCGACTACACCTACGACTACGCGGTAACGGCGGTTTCGTCTGATGGATTAAGCGAGTCAGTGACCTCTGCAAACGCAACGTGTACAAACAACTTATTCACCACTGGCAGAGTAAACACCATAACGTTCAGTACGGTAGCCGGGGCGGCTAAGTACAACATCTATAAAAAGCAGGGCGGCCTCTATGGGTACATAGGGGAAGCGGCAACTGGCTACTTCGTGGATGACAACATAACGCCCGACCTATCCAAGACCCCGCCCATATACGAGACGGTCTTCAACACGACGGGGGAGTACCCCGCAGCCGTGTCCTACTTTGAGCAGCGGCGATGCTTCGCTGGCACGACGAACAAGCCGCAAAGTATTTGGATGACGAAGAGCGGCACCGAGTCGAACATGTCGTACTCGCTACCGATTCGGGACGATGACCGCATCTCCTTCCGCGTAGCTGCCCGTGAAGCCAACACGATCCGGCACATCGTGCCCTTGTACGAGCTGGTGCTACTGACCAGTGCGGCAGAGTGGCGGGTAACGTCCGTCAACTCTGACGCCATTACCCCCACCTCCATTTCGGTCAAGCCGCAGTCCTATGTGGGGGCTTCGAACGTCCAGCCCATCATCGCCAACAACAACCTTATCTATGGGGCTGCGCGTGGCGGCCACATCCGCGAGCTGGGCTTCAGCCGTGACGCTGGGGGCATCATCACGGGCGACCTATCCCTGAGAGCACCACACCTGTTCGACAATCTGGCGGTTACGGACATGACCTACTCAAAGGCCCCCCAGCCTATTGTGTGGTTTATCTCTTCCTCTGGTTTGCTGCTTGGCTTGACCTATGTGCCTGAGCAACAGGTCGGAGCGTGGCACAAGCACAGCACTGACGGGGTGTTTGAGTCTTGCGCAGCAGTGGCCGAAGGCGCAGAGGATCACCTGTATGTGGTGGTCAAGCGCACGATTAACGGGCAAACAGTTCGTTACATTGAGCGCATGGCCTCGCGTCAGTTCGTAGACCAAGAGGACGCCTTTTTTGTCGATTCGGGGCTCACTTACGACGGCACCCCTGCTGACACCATCTCCGGCTTGAATCACCTGGAGGGGGAAACGGTTAGCGTACTCGCTGACGGCGCTGTGCATCCTCAGTGCGTGGTGACTAGCGGGGCAATTCAGCTAGACGTTGAGGCCAGTGTTGTGCAGGTCGGCCTGCCGATCACTGCTGACTTGGAAACCCTACCGCTTGCCATGCAAGTCGATGGGGCGTTTGGACAAGGGCGATATAAGAACGTCAACAAAGCGTGGCTGCGGGTCTACCGCTCCAGCGGCATCTTCGTAGGCCCTGACACCGGCAAGCTGGTGGAAGCCAAGCAGCGCACTACTGAACCGTGGGGCTCTCCGCCTGAACTGAAGAGCGAAGAGATAGAGATGATGCTCACCCCGAGCTGGCGGGATTCAGGCCAGATTTATATTCGCCAGTCCGACCCGCTACCGCTGACCATTGTGTCCCTCACGCTTGAGGTTGCAGTGGGCGGATAAGTACACGTAGAGGCTTGTGGTGCCGTTATCTTGCAACCAAATTTTCAAGGTAGCGGCACCACATGGCTTTCTCTTCTTTAGCATTGGCTGGCGCGGGCGCGGCGTCGAACGTAATAGGCTCCTACTACTCCGCGAAGTCTAGCAAAGCACAGCTTAATCTACAGGCCGACATGGCCGACATCAATGCGCGTCTGGCTGAGAAGACCGCGCAGTCTGCGCTGTCGCAAGGACAGCAGCAAGTGGCGCAAGCCACGATGCGCGCAGGACAAATCAAGAGCGCTCAACGTGTAGCCCTGGCGGCTAACGGTGTTGATCTTGGCGTCGGTAACGCTGCGGAGTTGCAGGCGTCTACCGAGATAATGAAAGAGATAGACAAGAACACCATCGAGGCTAACGCGGTACGCACCGCGTGGGGCTACCGAACCCAGGGCGTGAACTATCAGAACGAGGCGACAATGAAGCGCGCCTCTGCCGGGGCTATCAGCCCAGGCATGGCCGCGACTAGCACGCTCTTGAGCGAAGCTGGAAAGGTCGCATCCTCGTGGTACGCCATGAACAAAGTGGGAGCTACCAACAACACCCCAAGTAACGACCCCATATATGACATGGGTAAGACCCGTGGCTGGTGGAAGGAATAAGACATGCCACGCGTACCTACCTACGATTCGTTTCAAGCTACCCCCAACACGCTACCTAGCGTAGCGCTTCGCTCCCCTGATATGCCTGACGCGGGAGCGCAGGCGAAAGAGATGGGGCAAGCCCTCTCTAACGTTGGCAACACGGTAGGCCGTGTCGCAATAGACCTTGCGCAAGAGGCTAACCAGCTACGTGTTGACGATGCGCTGAACCAAGCGAAAGAGGCCGCGATGCGGCTGACCTACGACAAGGACGCGGGATTTTCAAACGTTCGCGGTATCGATGCGCTGAAGCGCGATAGCGGCAAGCCCCTGGCCGACGAGTACACCGAGAATTTACAGAAGCAGATAGGCAGCATCGCTGGCAGCTTAGGTAACGACGCGCAGCGGCAGGCGTTTGCCATGCGCGCCAACGACTTGACCACAGGCTTTCGCACCACCGCGTTGAGGCATGAAGCTGACCAATTCCGCGAGTACGCGCTGTCAGTGCGCGAGGGCACAGTAGCGAACAGGCTTAACGAGATTGGGCTTAACTACAACAACCCCGCTGTCGTGGACGAGGCTGTCACATCGATCAAAGCCGCGGCATACGACCAGGCGCGACTGCTTGGCAAGTCGGCAGAATGGGCAGAGGCGCAAACGCGCAAGATGACCAGCAACGCGCACCAGGTGGCTATCTCTGCCGCATTGGAAAAGAACGATGTCACCTACGCGGAGAGCTACCTCAACAAATACGCGAAGGACATGGAGGCCGACGACATCCTTCGTGTGCGCGGGCACATCACCAAAGAGATGGACAACCGCGTAGCCGTCAGCGTGGCGACGAACACCATGCAGGTGTTTGCCCCGCGACTGTCTACCAGCGAAGCAGATCGAGCTTTCAACATCGCGCTGAATAAAGAATCTCGTATGCGCCAGTTTGATGAGGACGGAAAACCCCTCACCAGTTCAGCGGGAGCCATAGGTATCGCGCAGGTTATGCCGGGCACCGCGCCTGAAGCCGCCAAACTTGCGGGCCTACCGTGGGACGAGAACAAGTATAAAAACGACGCGACCTACAACGCAGCGTTAGGCCGTGCGTACTTCAACAAGCAGATACAGGACTTCGGGGGGAACCTAGCAATGGCTTACGCGGCGTACAACGCAGGCCCCCGCAGGCTACGGGCTGCGATAGCTACCGCAGCCAAAAAAGGCGGGGAGTGGTTGGCCGAACTCCCTGAAGAGACGCAGGACTACGTAACCAAAAACCTAAACGCCTATGCGTCTGGCGGCGGGCAGTACTCAAAACCCACGCTACAAGACGTGCATAACGCGGTGCGCCAGCAGCTAGGCACGACCAGTCCCCAGCGCGTAAAGCTGGCCCTGGATGAAGCAACACGTCAGTACGACGAGGCTAGCAAAGCCATTAAGCAGCGGGAAGACGAAGCGGTGGCGGGCGCCATGCGCGCAGTCATTCAAAACGGGGGCAGGTTTTCTGACTTGCCCGCGTCTATCCGCGCAGCTATTCCGCCGAAAGAGGTGGACAACATCCTCAACTTCGCGCAGCGCGTGGCGAAGGGGGATGACACCACCAACCCCGCGCTGTATCAGCGCTTGGCTACTGACCAGGGCTACCTGCGCGGTCTGTCTGATAACCAGTTCTTCGCGCTTCGTCGTGAGTTAAACGAGAGCGACTTCAAGCACTTCGCAAAAGAGCGTTCAGACTTGCTCTCGGGTAAGACAGGGAGCAGTGCGCAAGACCTCAACACTGGCGCTATTAACCAGGTGCTGAACGACCGACTGCGCACTTTGTCGCTCGACCCCACTCCGAAAGACGGCAGCAGCGACGCCATGCGTATCGGCGCAATGCGCAAGTTTGTCCGCGAGTCGGTCTTGTCAGCGCAGGCGGCCACGGGGAAGAAGTTCACCGATGCCGAAGTGGAAAAGCACATCGACGGCATTTTTGCCAAGTCGCAAGAATTCCGCACGTCGTTCTTGGGCATCCCCACCGGCAGTAGTTCTCAACGGCTGCTTACGATGAAGACCGGGGACATCCCTAGCGACGTGAAAGAGAAACTGAAAACCGACTTCAAGGCTGCGGGCATCACGGAGCCCACGGACGCAGACCTACTTGGGGCGTACTGGAAACTCAAATTTGCAAGCGGGAACAAGAACACTAGCGGCAACGGCGCAACAGGGAACTGGTAATGGCTGAACAACTCGATACCCGTGGCGCGGTAGACGCCTATCTCAAAGACCCAATCCCCGCGCCCTCTCCGGGGCAAGGTGCGCGCCTTGGTATAGCGCTGGCCGCTGGGGCAAACCCTGACTATGAGGCTGAACTGAAGAAGGTGGCCCAGCGCACAGGGGTGCCTATCGACACCGTACGAGCTTACCCCGACGAGATGAAGCGCAAGGCGCAGCTTGATGCCCTTGACTTCGACACGCTTGCCAAGCAATTCCCCAACACGTCAGCCTTCCTAGCCAACGTAGAGAACGCAAAGCTAGCCCACGATGATGTGGACAACCTGACGGGAATTGAGCGCACAGTGGGGGGCACCATTAAGGACGTGGGTGTCACTACGCTTAAAGGTGTGGTTGGGCTACCGCAGGCATTCGTAGGTCTTGCAGACTTGGTTAGTGGCGGCTACGCGGGCAAGGGCCTGGAAAGTATCGGTGTTCGCTTCAACGAAACGCAAGACATTCTCAGCCAGATGTACTCCCCCGCGCAGCAAGCCGCGAACAGGAAAGTGCAAGAGGCGCAGGGCTTCTTTGACACCATTGGTGCGGCACTGGAGAACCCTAGCACCATCGCCACCTCAGCGTGGGAGTCTGCACCTCAAATGCTTGGCGGGGCGGGTATCGCACGCGGGGCTTTGCGCTTTCTGCCTGGGCTATCCGGCGTGGTGGCTGGGGCTATTGGTGAGGGCGCAATAAGCGCAGGTAGCGCGGCTGAACAAATCCGAGCCAACAGTAAAGATGGGTTGCTCACCGGCAAGCAAGCGCTATCCGCCACGGCAAGCGGTCTAGGCACTGGAACGCTGTCCTTTGTGGGCGGCAAGCTGGCGCAAAAGCTAGGCATCGGGGACATCGACACTGCACTGGCGACAGGCACACTGACACCAAAAGCCGTGGACACTGCGCATAAGGGCTTTGTTCGCAAGCTGGCTGAGTCGGCAGTGACAGAGGGGCTCTTTGAAGAGCTGCCGCAGTCTGCGCAGGAGCAAATCTGGCAGAACTTTGCGGAAGACAAGCCCATTATGGAGGGGGTGGGTAACGCGGCGGCTATGGGCTTCATCGCTGGCGCGGCGACTGGGAGTTCATTCTCTGGTGTGCAGCACATCGCGGAGCGACGAATCGCCCGCGCACAACAAGCCGAGAAGACCGCGCAGGCCGTCCAGCAGCTAGACACCCTTGCAGCAGAGAGCAAGCTACGCCAACGTGACCCTGCTACGTTTGAGCAGTTCATCGCGCAAGCCACGAAGGATGGCCCGGTACCCGACGTGTATATCAGCGCGCAAGCGTTGATGCAGTCGGGCAAAGCCGCAGAGCTAGCGCAAGTGTCTCCTTCTATCGCGGAACAGCTAGACGCGGCTGCCGCTACTGGTGGCGACGTGCGTATCCCTGTGGCGGAATATGCAGCGCGCATTGCGGGCACTGAGCTCAACCAGGGCCTGCTGGATCATGTGAAGGTCGAGCCCAACGGCATGACTAAGGCGGAGGCGCAAGAGTACCTACAGACGCAAGTGCAGCAGCTTGAGCAAGACATCCAGCGCACACTAGGCGAGCAGCAGAACGATGCTCAATTCAAAGAGCAAGCGAAAGCGGTATCCGACCAGGTGAAGGCGCAGCTTGACCAGACAGGGCGCTTCACGGGCCAAGTGAACGACACCTACGCCTCACTGGTGGGCAACGCTTTCGCGGCCATGGCTAGCCGCCTGGGCATGACAGCGCAAGAGCTTTATGCCAAGTATCCGCAGCGCGTGGTGGGGGAGAACGTGGCAGGCGGAGGGGTGCTTAATCA